TTTTGTGAACTCTTCTGGTCATTGATTTAACTAACGACACAAAATGAGATGTGCTCATTCTAGGTCTTAGCAGTGGTTTACCTTTTTCATTCAAACCTATGTTAAATGCTTGTGCCCATTTTTTCTTATCAATAACTTTACGTGAGTATATAAGTTGACTTACTTGCTCTGGTGATGCAAAGTTTATAGGAGTGTCTCCCATAACTGTATTGCATATTGCTTCCATCTTAGACTTTAATTCTGATTGCTCCAACTCATAACTAAATTTTACATCTTGTAGTGCACCAGTATCAATTTTAATACCATTACGTTCTATGGTGGCTAACACCGGCAGAAACTGATTCATAAGGTTAAGATGTCTAACAACTGTGTAGTTGTGTTTACTTTGGAATAAATCAGATTGTGCTTTATGTAGTTGTCTTGTAGATTCTATATCAGCAATACCATACTCTTCAACTATATCCATTGGCATTTCATCAAAGCCTATCCCTTGTTTCATATAGTCAGATATTAAGTCAGATTTTTTCATAGCAACTTTACGTCTAATGCAAGCATCATACAAGCTAAGTCCATATTTTTGTTGTCTTAGTAATATATACTCACCAATCATTGTGTCGTATACTTCTCCTTGATACTTAAATCCACTTTCCCACAACCATATTAAATCAAACTTTATATTATGTCCTACAAGCAAAGTAGTCTTATCTAAAGTTTGTTGAACTTTATCAAATGAGTTGTGAGTGTTTGTATTTAAATCTTTGTGATAAAACCAGTGAAATTGTATGGACTCTTTATCAACGGCACACTGCACTGATACCAATTTATTTTGTGAATTGAACGGAGATGGGTCTGTTCTTTTGTTATCATCTACAACAAATGTTGTCTCTACATCTAAATATGTAATCATGCTGTATACCTGCTCATCTCTGTATCGAGATTACATACTACCCTACCATGAAAACCCGTCAACTTATTTTTTGATACAGTTAAGTATCTACGTTTATCGTCATTATCTGTTACATCTGATTTGCCAATACCTATTATAAGGTCAGCTTCTGCTGCTTTACCAGTTTTACTATTCTCCATCATAGCATAAGTTACATTAGTTTTACCCTCGGCATCTGCTGAAGCTTGGCTTATACCTATACCAAATAAATCATGTCTCTTACATATCTCACGATATTTAGTGTAAATACTTCTGAGTTTTTCGTCTGTTCTTGCAAAAGTACCCGTTACATTTATTTTATCCAACTGGTCCACAATTAATATATCAGGAGTATTTTCTTGACAATACTTATCTAGCCATTCTATTGATGCATCAACATTATCAATCATTGTTATGTTAGCAGATATTTCAGTAAATTTTTCACTAGCTTGTGAACGATTGTTGTAAATGTCTTTTTCTGTGAATCCGGTATACGCTGATACTGCCCTCAGCATTGTTCTACGAGCAGGCTCTTCATTAGTTATGATATGAACATCAGCCCCTTGTGAACAGAATCCATTGGGCGAAGCGACTAAAGATACATAGAAAGCAGTTTTACCTATCTCTGGTCTAGCAAAAGCAATCATAAATTCACCTGCTTTACCACCTCTGACAGATTTACTCAAGCTTGGTATGTTAAACTCCCAACAATCTTCATTGTCAACGTGCTCTAATAATGTATTTACATCTGTTGTCACTGGAGTTAATTCATCTTCTGGTACAAAACCTTTTTCTGATTTTTCAATTAAAGATTTTATATCATGTAATTTTTCTGGTGAGCCTTCCATAATAGCTAAACCTAAGTCAGCTATATTGCGACCTATCTCTTGTTGCCACATTTTGTTTAGTACATCTGTTGCTACATCAGTTCCTATGTTAGGTAAATGCTCTATATCAGATAGCACTTCAGCTACTGCATCTCTTTTAGCACGAGTCGCAGTTGGATTGCTAACACGATATATTTCTCTAACTTCTTGTGAAGATAAATCTCTTTCATAACTTGTATGACTATCCATAATCACATCATACAAATCACCTAATTCATTTGGGAACATTGACCTCATAACACGATGTTTATTCGCATTAAAGAACTCTCTGTGCATCAAGAGTTTGATTAATTGTTGTTCCATACTAATCTTTTAATCTCCTCTTTATCAAAATATTTTAAATCGTCTGTTAATCTTATGACACTACAAGATACAAAGTACGATAAATATTTGTGAATGTCAAGCGACTTACGAGTTGCGTCAGCATCTAAACATATGTATATGTGCTTAAACTTTTTGAGAGGGGATATGTCAGCATCTTTCATGTTAGTTCCAAGTAATGCCACACCAGTAGCAACTTGTGAAACGGCACAAGCACTTGCAGCATCTTCCACCAACATTGCATTTTCGTGGTCTCCACAAGTGAATAACTTTGAAGACTTACCATATCTATACCATTTAGGTATGACTTTTTTATTCATTGCTCTTCCTATAGCATCACATACTTGTGAATTATCTTGAACTAAAAACACAACCCTATTTTGTTTTGGGTCGTACATTATTTTAGCTAATTTATCATCAAGAGCGTGCATACAATTATTCCGTTGTAAATATGAAAGTGCTTGTGAGTTGTTGTGAACTTGAACGAAATGGTCTGGATGATAGAACCGGGGGTGATAGTTAGCAGGGCTAACAACTGATTTGATGTCAGCTTTTGTTCTTTCTATATTTTTACCACCTTTTATCTTGCATGATGCTTTATAGCAGTTCCATAGTAGTTTACCATTTTGTTTTGATATGGTGAAAGTATTTCTACCACCACAGTTAGGACAATGAACTCTTGTAGATGTATTATCTATAGGTTCATTTTGTTGAATGAATGTTTGTAAATTAATCACCTCTATCCCCCTTATAGGTTAGTTCCCTCGGCAAGTTCCTCGCTTTTAACACATATGTCAAAAACTGTCAACAAAAAAAATCCCCCAATCAAAATTAATTGATTGAGGGATTCAAGGGGAAAGATATTAGCTTCGCCAATAACTATTGCTTCTCCAAGATAATGGGTCAAACTCATCATCTTCAGAGTTGCTACTGAATGTATAGTCTTCATGGTCGTATGCTTCGACAAATTGTTCAGCAATTTGTTTTAGACTCATATTTTTCTGTAGCCAAGAGTACATAACTCTGTCAACTCTTTGCTTTTGTGTTTCTGCAATCGCAAAACCTTTATCAACATCAAAAGCATCTAGTTTCTTTATAGCATCATTTGCTTTATCAATAGAGGATTGATTTGTTCTATACCCTCTGGAAGTTTTCCTAGAGGATTTGACAGAATACAAATCTCTTCTTGACTCAACAGAACGATTGTAACCATATCCGTAGTACCTAGATAAGTCGGTCACTTTATTCTTATCTCGCTTAACTGGAAGCTCACTCCACTTCACTTTAAGTAAAGCAGGAATGAGCATTCGTTCTAGCCATTCTAAGTCAAATGTTTCATCACTACTGTGTTGGTCTTTGTAACCAACTGCAATGTTTGTACACTCGGATATAAGTTTAGTATAGTTTGCACTGTCTGTAAAAGTGCCTCGAGTCGAAGGACTCATCTTTTCTTTAGGTGGTAGATGGTCATTCATAACTTTACAGAAAGCTTCTGCAAATTCATCAGAACAACAAGTGCCACCACTTTGGCTAGTAATTACATCATTGTAACCATACCTATCAAAAGCAATACAATAGTTCATGCCTTCAACAACTTCTGGTGTAGTGGTTGATATGTAGCCAGAACCGATACCACCACATTCTTCGCCAACATGAAAGACATAAAGACCTTCAACTTTGTTTAGAATTAGTTGACACATTATGTAACAACCAAGCTTATCATCAGCACCAAGTATTGTTGCTTTTGGTTTAATAGTAGTCTTAGTAGAAAATTTAAGACCAGTGTCAGACCAATCGTCAAAGTCATTGTCAGAACCATACAATGTTTTGTATTTACCTTTGCCAAGCAAAATGTAGTTCATAAATTTAGTTTCACTATCGGCTAAGTCTTCCATGTCTGATTTAGTAATCACATTACCTTTTTTATCAACATAGTCGTGATGCTCTGTATTAACTGAACCACGAACCCAACCATCTTTAGTTATACGCAGGTCAATCGTGTCTACACCACTTTTCTGAACTGTGTCTGTGTGGCAACTAAACATGACTTTAGATTTCTTGCAGTCTCCTACTCTGACTATTAGATTACCCTTTGGGTCTATCTTATACTCAATACCTTTTTTAGATATTGCTCCGAGTATTATATTAACAATAGAAGCCTCTTTGCCATGTGGCGATACAGTTGTTAGTAAGTCATACAAAAGAGAGTCCATATCTTTTCCACGAACAACTTTTTTAAGTTCATTCATGTCAGTAGGTTCTTTCTTCATATAACCCAACAAACTGCCATATTTATTATTACTTGTCATAATTTATCTCCTTGTTAGTAATAATGTTAACACCGGGAAAAAGTTCACCATGACTCTCGTCACGATAATTAGTATAACCATAATAATCATCAAATATACAAGAATCAAAGTCAGTAAAGTCGGTGCGTTCCTTTACTGTACAGAATGTGTAGCTAATCCCATCTTCGGGAAAACTGCTAAGGGACACTCTGTCAAAGCCCTCAACATTAAGAGTAGGTGGTTCATGGTCTACAAGATTATTCTCACCACCTAAAGAAAAGAAATATGCTTGGTAATCATTTAGACCAGAAACATATCTCTTTACATTTCTTGTATCCTCACTTTCAAGAAATGGTCTATCTGTCAACAAAGGAGGACATAAGCTAACTACAGTATCTTTAGCAAATAAAACTCTTTGAGTATAATGAGAATACTTATTATCTGTCGTAGTGACACTCATTCTTATTTTGCTAAAATGGCAGCTACTACCAAAACCCCAAAAGCCATCATAGAACATATTATTTTCAGTAAAAACTGGATACTCTGTTTCTGCCCATATTCTAGGATAATAGGAACAAATCGTATCATTCGTATACCCTGCTGTTTCATTAGAAACGATTGCAGGTTGTCCTACGCAACTTATGGTTTGTGATGGGTCGTTCCTCGAACTTAGATAAGGAACATCAGTATATGCTCGCCACTCTTCATTGTTACTTGTTATGTAGCACACAAAGTCATCTTCTTCAGCACAACCTACAGAACAAAAGTGATAACCATTTGTTGTGGTAATTGTAGGCTCATCCATATGTTCACCACAGTGCTGACATCTGTCTTGATTATTTCCATCTGCGTAGATAACACCACAAGTGCTTTCTCTGTTTGGATATGTCAGACCTTTAGTAATATTAGTATGCGAACCATTAAATAACTCAAAATCAAAACAGTCAGTTAATTTGTTAAATGTATAGGCACAATCCACTGCAGGCACAAAGTCAAAGTAAGGAAAGCCACAAAGCTTTCTAGCAGTTCTATTCCCTCCTCCTGCATTTGGCACAGAAAAAGCAATATGCTTATTAGCACCTTTCAAATAAGATTCACTACCACTAAGATTTTTAATCCCCTCTTTCTTCATTTGTTTCTTCAACTCATCACCATACACATCACGAGTGTAATATACTCTTGAGTAGAACCACTCTTTTGTCGAAATGTTTTGATATATGATTGCCCTAGCTAATACATTGTTACCTCTTGCAACATATCTGCCTTCCGTAATAGGACAATAACCATACCAATGAACTGGACTAGCTTCAAATGAATGAGTTGAATCCATACAAGAGGTAGGTGAGTCTGGACCACGAACATACATATCTTGCATATCGTTAGGATTAACTGCGTGTCTATACTCCATAGGCTTGTATACATCAACCATTTTCTCTGCCAAGTTATCAACAAATGTAGGGTCAGCAGGTCTGCCTCGAATTAGTAAGCTACGAGATAAAACTCTTGTCAGATTCATCAACCTGCGTTCATTTAGTCTTTTTAGACCTCGTGGGATACGGGCTACTGATGGATGATTTGTAGCAAGTTTGTTCATAAAGTCAGCAATTAAATTAGCACTGTGACGAGGAAAGTAATGACTTTCTTCTTTGAGACCATAAGTATTATCTGTATAATGATATCTACTTACCCTAGTGGTTGATAAAGTTAGATTAGGAAAGGAGACACATCTGCCTTCCCCTCTCTGTTTTTTATCAGGATGCCATATAACAATATTCTTAAGATGCCAACTATTTCTAGTATGTCCAAACTTTGCATAATCCATAGACTTCAGTGCATTGCTTAGTGCTTCAACAAACTCATTGAAGTCGTGGGCAAGTAAGCGATACTTTCGTGCAGAAGCCATAATTAATGTATGTCTCTCTGGTAGCACAGCATGGAAGTCTTTTTCTGTTATTTGTTCGGGCTCATTAAGAAACTTCGAACAATAGCCGATAATTTCTTGTTGCAGATATTTTGCAACAAACTCAAACTGTTGTTCTGATTCTGGATTTAATACTTTAGTCATACTACACTCCAACTTTTGCAATCACACTAGCACTGCCTCTGTGAGCCACTACTGATGATGCAGGAAACTTGTGTATAATACCTATTGTATCAATATCACCACTAAGTCTTAAACAAGTAATCGTGGGAGCTTTGTTTACGTTCTGTGTATCAGAATCATAACCAAGAACAAGAAACAAAGGATTGACATTTTCCTCAGTGTGCTTGACACCTCTAACAGTAATGACATCTTGTATTACTTTATTCTCATAAGGTATCAATTCATTTAACATACAAACACGAGGATTATCTAGCATTGTTACATTAAAGTGAAAATAGCCTTTGATGTCTACATAACACGAGTTAAACTTATCTGAACTACAAGGAGTACAAGTCAATGTAGTTGGCATAGAATGCTCTCCATCAGCAGTGCTTGCATGAGAATTTGCCCACCCTTTAAACTTCAAAGAGTAAACAAGAAAGTCAGCATCTGCTCCTACATTGTTTAAGTATATATGCCCATAAGCATTGGCACTATTCTCATACTTAAATATAAGACCAGTTGTTACTTTACTTCTTTTAATATTCTTACCGATATTTGTGATATCGTAAGTTGGATTTAGACTAAACATATGAGTTCCTCCCTTTAATAATTGTCTCGTCATTAGTTGGAAACACTCTGTACAAAGACAGAAGTTTCATTTTTGATGCTAATTCAAAAGTAAGTTCTTTGTAGTCAAGCCCATCATAAGATGAATAAAATCTTTCATAAGCTTCTTCTAATCTTTTGATTACATAGCATAAGTAGATGCCTTTAATAGAGTGAGAATCATGGTAATAACCATCTTTGTATTTGTAAGACTTTTCTTGACCAGAATAAACCACTCTACCTCTTAAATCATTAGCATACTGACACAATAGATTTTTCTGATGTGTAAGCAAATCTTTCAAAATAAAAGGACTAAAATGTGAAAGTTCATATACATTACAAACAAACACAAAATCACTGGTCAAAAGATGTACAAAAGTATTGTCAGCATTACAAGCAATATGACGGACATAATACTTCTTATTTTCATACTTAACAACTTCACCAATGAATTTTTGTTCAGCATAGCGAGTTTTCCACCACACTTTAACAATATCTTTATCTTTAAATCGTCTTGGCATAATTACCTCCTATCTTTTTAACGATTGTGAATATTGATGGTCGTAGTTTTTTGGACTGCAAGTTGCATCATACAACTGCCTACGATTTGTTACTGGCTGATACGCACCTTTGTGAGTCGGCACAAGTGAATAAACAGCCTTGATATTAGTATCCATAGCAGAAGCACAAGTAACGCAAAAATCAGCGAAGTGCTTAGCCACAGAAAGACGCTCAATAGGAACATCTGCACTGCATTTGATACATTCATAAGTATCCATATCTTTCTCTCCTAAAAGTTGGTGATGCCTACAGGATTTGCACCTGTGTCTTTACCTTGAAAGGGTAATGTCCTAACTACTAGACGAAGGCATCATGGTTGAAATAACATGGCAGTTAGTACCAACACGCGAAAGGAGTAGAACGAAAAATACTAACTGCCATTGTTTTAATATAACAAAAAAAACCCCCTTACGCAAACGAGCTGAATGTGTAAGAGGGTCTATTAATAAGAGGATTCTATTAAGCTAATTTTAATTTTATTTCATTGGCAATTCTCCTATGTTTGTTGATTGCATTTATAAACCTCTGCTTATCAAAGCGAGGATTATCCATTTTAAAATAGTCTGATAATGTTTGCATATCTTTATCTTCAATGTTAGATGCACTAAGAATCAAAGCTATTTCTTCATAATGTTTTCTAGTCATGTTCATTGTGAACTCCTTAAAAAGTCAAACAAAAAATGTTCTGCAGCACCACGAGTTGTAAACTGCAGAAAAGGTTGAAAGTTACCACGACCATCTCGACAACTTATCACAAAATAGTCGTAGTATTCTTCTATGATAAAATTTACCATGTTTTGCCATCACGAGCATTTTTTTGGATAACCATAACATTGCCAACTATTATGTGATGTATATTAAAATAATTGTCTTTGTATATCGTGGTAGCCAAATAGTTAATGGGAGAGCCTTTCATCAAGCCCTCTTCACAAATTAACATGGCATCACCATTACGAAGCTCTACTTTTTCAATATAGCCACCAATATAATCTTGTGCTTCTTTTAATGTTGGTAAGTCCTCAACTCTAGTGATGTATTTTACATTCTCTATTTTAGTCATTTACTTTTCCTTTCTGTTTACAGCTTACATAAATAACTTCATGTGAGCCAAAGTTTAAGTTATCAATGTTGCTGATGACAAACTCTCTACATTCTTGATTGCTCTCAAATGTATAATCAAAGTTTGCCATACCAATCTTCCTATCCATATTCATAAGAAGTGCATACATTATCCAAGTCATTGTGCCATTACCAATAAAGATTGCCACAGCACTAAGGTTAGCAACAAGCCAGTTACTAAGCCAATCCACCACTCAAGCATCATTGACCTCTTCGTCTATCCAATCATGCGTTAGGACTTTAATACCTAGCATTTCTTTAGCTACATCAGAATTTAGAAACTCTAATCTTTTTTCAGCTTCAACTAATCTGTTAGTAGTAAATTCATGTGGCACTTTCATGGCATTGTCTAAGTACACAATACGATACTTTCTTTCTGTAGTCATAATATTTTCTCCTAAAAAAATTTTATTTGATTACTCTTATATATTACTAAATACTATGTGCTTATGCAAACGAGTACAAAAAATTTTGTGAAATAAAAATCCTCTGCACAACAAAACGAGCCACCATGATAGAACCGGGGGTAACCATACATGATAGTTGCCAAGACGAAGTCTTGACATATGATAGTTTTTTTGTCAAAAAACTGACACAAAAAAAAAGGCTAACCTAAATTAATAGGCTAGCCTTAAAAAATGTAATTAAATCAATTACTTAAGAAGCTTTTTTAATATTTGCTCTTTTCGTTTCAGCTTCTAATTTTTCTTGCTCTTCAGCTTGTTTATTTGCTAATTCAAATTCTTTAATTTTGTTATTGTAAACAGTATTAAATTTTTTGAAAGCTTCTAAACAATGTTTTGCCCCGTTGTCGTTTGTCTGGGCTTTTACTCCCAAGGCTTCTAAATCTCCATCTTCCATTTTTTGGATTAAAGCTTCTAAGACTGCTTTAATGCCTTTGAAAGAAGTTGAACCATCAGCATTAGAAATTGAATATTGGTGTCCCTCTTTTTCTCTAGGCTCAACATGAACATCATACTCTTTTTCATTTAAAGCTTTATTTTCAAAATGTATCTCGAAAGCTTTTCGCATAAATACATTGTTGAAAGTATCTGGCTCTTTAAAATTATCTCTAACTTTAGGCTCTTTTGCAGTTCCTATGTTTTGCTTTGGAAAAGTTTTAATAGGCTCAGCAAATATATCTTTTACAAATTGACTCTTTAACTTTCCAGTTCTTTTATCAATTGCCTTATTCTCGTCTACATAAGCTGAACCATCAGCTAACCTATAGCCAATAACAAAGCCAGTATCTTCACCAGTTAAAAGTAAAGCCGTTTTTGATGCGTCAGAAATACTGCCAGATAATCTAGATATTTCTTTTTCATCAGCTTTAGTCGTTCCCTTTTCAACATCTTTAATAGTTGGAACGATTGATTTAGCTAACTGCTTCAGCTTGTCCTTAACTTGGTCAAGTGTTGGAAGCTGTTTTAAAACCAAGTCATTTTTCTTAGGCTGGGAAGCTAAAATAATCCAGTCAGCTACACCTAAAGCAAGCTCGTTAATTAACTTAACTTTTGCTTTTTCATTTTCATAAACTGGCTTAAGCAATTCAATAATATTTGCTTCAGCTTCTTTAGTGTTATTAACACTAGTTTTAAATTTATCGTTAATATTCATAATTTTTCCTTTCATTTAACTTTAAATTTATTGTTTCTGGCTTTAAAAAAAACCATTAATTAAATATACGAAATTACTTACACATATGCAAACAATATTAAAAAAAGAGCAGCTTCCCCAGATTGTCTGGAATGATAGTTGCAGTAATAAATATTATGATAGTTTGATTTTTTTCGCTGATAGTATGAGTAAATTAAATTTATATTGCAATATAGCCAATATTATTTAATGCCTTTGTATAGGCTTTAAATCGCTTTTAAATAGCATATCAGTATAAGCCTTTGTTTTTATTAAATTATATTTTCAGATATCTGGAAAAATTATCCAATGATATCAATAACTTACAGGGATATGGTCTAGGTATAAGCTTAAATTATACTATACCTGCATACCTATAAGATTTTATTATACTAGGCATTGTAAAAAATAACGCCAATGCAACTAAAAAATCCACAAATACAATATATTAGATAATACCTGATGTTTTTTATTAGTTAAGTTATTGATTTTATTGCAATTTTTTGTGTATGTGTAGCCGTATGCATGACCCAGGGGGGGCGTATGCGTACACATGTACAGGATTTACCCGAGATTAGGGAAATAGTTTCATATACCAGACCTCGCCCACTTACTTAAGACACAAAAAAAGCCCTACTTAAGGGCTAATATAGATAAATCAGTGGTTTAAGAGCTTAAACTCATCTCTTCCGTTTTTTATTTTTCTTGGAATTTGCTTTTTCTTGTTCCCTTTTACGTAATTTTTGTAAGAGAGCAAGAGTATCGCTATCGGGTTTCTTTTTTTGGGGACTTTCTTTGACAATATATTCTCCTTTTTGGAATCTTAAGGGAGATTTATATGGTTTTTGGAAGTATCTTTTGGGAATACTAGTTGTTTTTCTAAATATCTCGACCATAATCTCTTAGATAACACTTGGGGGGTTATCTGAAAAAGAAAAAAAGGAGAAAAAAAGAAAAACAAGGGTTTTATACCCCATTTTTGCAATCTTGTCAAGCCCCTAAAATCAAAAAAATTTTTATTGACACAATATCTTTTACAAATACACCAATATATGATATAATATGTTTATTATGAGTGATTATAACTCTCTATTGGAACAGATTTGTTACGAATATGAGAAGTATGGAAGATTTAAGACGCATATTCCAAGCCATCATGTATATTATATACGTGCAGCTTTAAAAGAACGTACTGGTAAAAACTTCAGCGTTGAGGAAATAGAAAAAGCATTGGTAGCAGAAGGATTATCACAGTATGTGTAGAGATGAAAGTCTCTAACCTGCCAATAAAGACTTGATACTGTACTTATTCCCGAGGGGTTCGCTATAGTTACTCAAGGGGGGTGAAATACCGATGCGTTTCACCCCATTTTTTAGAAGGTAGGATATGTACGAATTATTTGTTTTAGCTTGTTTGATAAGCAAGCCTGACATGTGTGTAACATTAAAGGACTTGTATGGTCCTTATGAAAAACACGATAGATGTTTAGCAAGAGCACACGAAATAGCTATAGGTATGCCAATTCATATGCCAGATTATTATCCAAGAAGTTACAAATGCATAGATATGATTTGGAACAACGGAGAAAAGAAGGAAGCTACGTAAATGGCAAAAACCCGTGGCAGCATGAAAGGCTTCACTGTTAAGAGTGGAGATAAACGCCCTACTAAAAAGGGTGCAGGCATGACTGCTAAAGGTGTTGCCAAGTATAGGAGACAGAATCCGGGAAGTAAATTAAAAACAGCAGTAACTGGAAAAGTTAAACCCGGAAGTAAAGCTGCAAAAAGAAGGAAGTCATTTTGTGCAAGAAGTGCAGGACAAATGAAGAAGTTCCCAAAAGCAGCTAAAAATCCTAATAGTAGATTGAGACAGGCAAGACGAAGATGGAAATGTTAATCATTAATACTTGTTTACACATATCAGGTTTTTTTGGTAGCATATCTAATTATTTTTATCATAAGCATTGTTCAATGTTAAGACGTAGACAAGTAAGACAGGGAATAAGAAAAAGATAATGTTAACACAATTAATAGGACCGGTTACATCTTTAGTCGGAAAATTTATTGAAGACAAAGATGCAAAGAATAAGTTAAGTCACGAAATAGCGACAATGGCTGAGAAACACGCACAGGAATTAGCCAAGTCACAAATAGAAGTAAATAAAGCAGAAGCACAATCAAGACATTGGTTTGTAGCATCTTGGAGACCTTTCATAGGTTGGACCTGTGGTATCGCCCTCATGTGGCATTTTGTACTAGCACCATTTGTAATGTTTTTTACTGCTTTGTTTGGTATTACTATGCCTCAGCTACCAGAGTTTGATATGGGCTCTTTAATGACTGTGCTCATGGGGATGCTCGGATTGGGAGGACTCCGTACTTTCGAAAAGTATAAGAAGATAACAAAATGAATTTAGCAATATTAAGAAAAGAAATAGAAGCAGACGAGGGATGCGTTTACAAAATATATTTGTGTTCGGAAGGACATAGAACGGCAGGTATTGGACATTTACTTACTGAGTCTGATGAAGAATATGAATATAAATTAGGAACTCCTGTATCTGAAGAAAGAGTTACACAATGGTTTTACAAAGATGTACAAACTTGTATACAGGATTGTAAAGATATATTTAATGATTTTGAATCTTTTCCTGAAGATATACAATACGTATTAGCGAACATGGCTTTTCAATTAGGAGGTCCTCGTTTACGTAAATTTAGAAAGATGATTGCTGCTGCTGAAACAGGTGACTGGGAAGAGATGGCAACGCAGATGGAAGATAGTCGTTGGTTTAATCAAACTACAAATAGAGCACAACGATTAATAGACAGAGTATTAGCAATAGGAGTGCCCTTGTAATGTCAATAGAAATTGTACCTATAGGAAAGGTTAAAAAAAGTCCTACATCAAAAGTAACAAGAAAGAAACTACCTAAAGTAGTAAAAGGTAAAACTTCTCCATTAGATAAAGTTGAAGGTAGAAGAAGAAAAGAAGCTGAAGAAAGTAATCTTAAATTTCTTAATTTTATGGCAAAACAAAATCCTAAATTTACAGAAGAAGTTAAAAGAAAAAAGGAACTGTCTGGACAAGCAGAAGCTGAAAGACAAGGGCGTAATGCTAATGTACCTGATATCATGCCAAAAAAACGAATGATGGGTGGAGCAAGTGTACCTAAAAAATCAATAATGGAACTACCAACTAATGTGCCAAGATTGATGAGAGGTGCTAATCTTATGAATCCGGGCAAAGCTGATTTAGATAAAGATGGTAAACTTTCCAGTTATGAAAAAGCTAGAGGCAAAGCTATAGAGAAAAGCATGGCAGAACAAAAGAAAGCCATGAGTGGTTTAGCCATAGGTATAAAAAAAATTAAAACTAAGAATGGCTAAGAAGCATATAATGGATTTACCAACTAATGTTCCCAGACTAAAAAAGGGAGCAGGATTATTTGATGGTGAAATATATGATGAAACAAAAGCTCCTAATGTAACTAAAAAACTTAAATTAGAAGCGTTTCAAGATAAATTAAAAGAAGCATCAAAAATGCCGATGAAAAATATAAAACCTAAAGGTAATTTTTCTGGTAAAGTTTTTGGAACAGATTTAAACAAGTTTAAAAAAGACAAAGCAGAATACACCAGAAAACAAGGTAGTCTTTTTAACAAAGAGTTTTACGATATTTTTAGGAAGGGCAAGCCTAAAATTGAGGATTATAGTAATCCTTTACCAAAGCCAAAAAAGAAACTGTCAATATAAGGAGATATATATATGCCAAGACACAGTATGAAAAAAACCAAAGGTGGAGCTGCCGGAGGTAAAAAAAATAAAAAAGTCAAAAAAATGAAAATGGGTGGAGCCAAAATGACAAAAGGATATGCCAGAGGTGGAGCTAAAATGACCAAAGGTATGGCTAGAGGGGGAATGAGGTCAGGTCGTAGATAGTGTCCTACCTTATAAGTAACGTACCTCATTTTAAATGTTGGGTACGAAGAGAATTTACTTGTAACCACCAAAAATATCATGGAGAGTTTCTTCATGCTATGGCATTCGCAGTAAATACAATACCTGATAGGTCCTTGAGTTTTCAGGTTGTATTCACAGGTTGCGAAGTTGATAGAGATGATGGTCCTGATGAAAATGTTCATGGAGGTGCTATGTGGGCAAGAATGCCCATACAAGCATTAGTCGCAGATATACCTGTAGATGAATGGGCAGAGCCGATGGAAAATCATTTATGTCAACCTTGGGATTGCGAATCAAGACATCACAGTGTTGTCGTATTGGATAGAGTAAGTTCTTCACCTTGGTTGTGTAAGATAGATGGTAATTTTTATACTGGTAAATATTTATTTACTGTTGACTATACAGACAGCGATATAGCTGATGACCCTGCACAACATAAACAGTCTCATGTTTTATATCTTTTAGATGCAGGAGCATGGACAGGTAATATAGTGGCATTACCTAATAACAGGGTCAGGGCAACAAGTCCTGCACTGTGGCGAACAGGAGAGGGTGCACCAGACTTTACACCTTCACAATGGACTCACTCAGCAGAGTCACATGAGTCATATTTGAATCCTGATATAACATTTAACAATCTATATTCTGATGGTAGCGAAGTTAGAAACAATAAGAAAAAAGATAAAAAGTAAAAAGAAACTTGGATTTTCTGAAAGAGCAAGAGCAGTCAACAAAGGGCTGCTCCCATCAAAAGCAAAAAAGAAGAGAAAAAAATAATGCCTCATTATACTAAGCCTTTAAAAAAAGTCATAGGCAAATTAAAAAAAGCCTCTAAAGCTCACGCTAAACAAGCAAGAGTTTTAAGCAAAATAGAAAAAGACCAAAGAACAAGATATAAGAAAAAACATGGCACGACCAAAAAAAAGAGACCCTAAAGTTGGTACTGGTAAAAAACCTAAAGGTTCCGATAGACGTTTATATACGGATGAGAACCCTAAAGATACAGTTAGAATCAAATTTGCTACTCCGGCTGATGCCAGAGCAACGGCTGCTAAGGTTAAGAAAATTAATAAACCATATGCGAGAAAGATACAAATACTTACAGTCATGGAACAAAGAGCAAAAGTAATGGGTAAAAGTGAAGTTGTAAGAATAGCAAAAGCAGCTAAAGTAGCACTAAAAAGGAAACATAAGAAATGACATATAAATTAGAAGATGAACCAAAGAAATGTCCTACTTGCGAATGTTATGACTGTGTGCCGGAAGAATGTACCTGTGATTGTCACCCAGTTAAAAAAGATAAAGACCAACTAGAGTTAGATGTTTAGTGGTAGAATTTATTCTTATATTTATGATAGGAAAAGATATAGTTAATCAAACTCAAGTATTTAGAGATGTTAATAAATGTATATACTTTGCAAAAAAATTACATGACCAACCAGTTGTACCAACAGAAGATGGAAATAAATCAATAACAGCATACTGTAAACCAATACCAAAGAGAAAAAGATAATGGACCCGGCTACTATAGGAATAGCATTAACTGCAGCAAGTGGAGCTTTTAACGCAATTAAAAAAGGGTTCCAAATGGGTCGTGATATAGAATCAATGGGTAAAGATTTGTCCCGTTGGATGGGAGCAATGAGTGATGTAGATAATGCAGAAAAGACCTCTAAGAATCCATCTGCTCTACAAAAGTTATTCAAAGGTAAAGAATTAGAAGCTAGTGCTATAGAAGCATTTACAGCAAAGAAAAAATTAGAAGCTCAAAGACAAGAGCTTAAGTCATTTATAAATTTTCATTATGGAGCTAACAGTTGGAATGAAATACTCAAAATGGAAGCTGACATTAGACTACGCAGAAAACAAGAAATTTATGAAAGACAAGAATTAATCCGAAAAATATGGGAAGGCGTAGGTTGGGTTCTCTTATTTTGTACATTAGTAGGATTCGTATTTTTCCTTGCATGGCTTTGGAAAGAAAAAAGAGGAGCATAAATATGGCAGCAAAAAAGAAAACTAGAAAAACTGGAGGGGCAAAACCCAAGAACCCTTCGTTATACGCTAGAGTAAAAGCAGAAGCAAAACGTAAATTTAAGGTATATCCATCAGCTTACGCAAATGCTTGGTTAGTTAGAACATATAAGAAACGTGGTGGTACGTACTAATGGCTAAACCTACAGGTGGCTTAACTAAATGGTTCAAAGAAGATTGGCGTGATGTTAAGACAGGTAAAAAATGTGGTAGGTCAGGTAAAGAAAAAAAGTCTAGACCTTATCCGGCTTGCAGACCAAAAGCAGTTGCAGGCAGAATAAGTAAATCTGAAGCAAGAAAGAAAACAGGACCTAAAGCTGTTAAATGGTCTGTTACAGCTTCAGGCAGAAAAAGAAAGACTACACGTAAAAAGAAATGACACGTAATTATAGAAAAGAATACGACAGTTATCACTCTAAACCTAAACAGAAAAAGCGTAGAGCATCACGAAATACAGCTCGTGCTATAATGGCTAGGAGAGGACTTGTAACAAAAGGTGATGGCAAAGATGTACATCATAAAACAGGTAATCCAATGAATAATAAAAAATTATCTGTAAAATCAAAAAGTAAAAATCGTTCTTTTGCTAGAACGAAAACAGCAAGAAAGAAGAATCCTCGTGCATAAAGAATTAACAGAATTACAAGCAAGATTTTTAGATGCATTGTTTGGACCTGCAAAAGGCAATCAAGCAAAAGCTATGAAGATGGCAGGATACTCTGAGAACACAAATCCTCATCACATAGTTAGTTCATTACGTTCTGAAATAATAGAACGGGCAGAATTAGAAATGGCAGCTAATGCACCAAAAGCAGTATTATCAATGGTTGGAGTTATAGATGACCCATCAGCTATTGGTAACAGAGAAAGATTAGCTGCATCACAACAAATACTTGATAGAGTGGGATTATCAAAAGTAGAAAAACTAAATGTAAGTACTGATAAACCTATGGGAGTATTTATATTACCGGCAAAGACAGATGATAGCGATAGCACAGAAACTGAATCCAACGAATAGATATTCTACATTGAAAGGACCTACAGTTCCTTGGGGATATAAAATAAATAAAATAGACCCTCAATTATTAGAACCTATTGAAGAACAATTAGAAGCTCTACAGTTAGCTGAAGAATATTTAAGAGAGTCCTCTTATCCTGAAGTATCAAGATGGTTATCTGAATATACAGGGCGTACCATAACTCCTATGGGATTATGGAAACGAATAAAAACAGACAAAAGAGACAGAAGAAGATATGCTGAACAAAAATGCAACGCTTCCAAGACCGAAGCTGAAGGCAACGTCAAAACGAAAGCCTTTAACTAAAGAAGAACGAGATATAGCGAAAGCTAAAAAACAGCAGAGGTCTGCTAAAATAAAATTAAACATAGCTCAACGTAAGTTAGCTAAGATTGCAAACGTAACAGAAGACGATGAAATTAAAGAAAAAGCTACAGAGAGTTTACCAGAAACTTATTATAAACAGGATGAGGTACGTCAAGAAGTATTATTTAAACCAAATCCGGGACCACAAACAGAATTTTTAGCTGCACCTGAGAGGGAAGTTCTATATGGAGGGGCAGCAGGAGGAGGGAAAACTTTTAGTTTAATAGTTGACCCTCTTCGTTATTGTAATAACTCAAACATGAACGGCTTAATATTAAGACGAACAAATGATGAGTTAAGAGAGATTATTCACAAGTCTCAAGAATTATATCCAAAAGCTTTTCCGGGAGCTAAATGGATGGAAAAGAAGAGTCAATGGACTTTTCCTTCTGGGGCTAGAATATGGATGACATACTTGGAGCAAGAAAAAGATGTATTACGTTATCAAGGACAAGCCTTTACTTATATTGGCTTTGATGAATTAACACAGTATCCGACATCGTATGCTTGGGATTATTTACGTTCGAGGCTTAGAACTGCAGATACCTCCCTCCCAGTCTATATGCGAGGGACAACCAACCCCGGAGGACCCGGACACCAATGGGTTAAAAAAATGTTTATTGACCCTGCTCCGGAAAATAAAGCGTTTTGGGCAACGGATATTACGACTGGCGAAACATTAAAGTATCCAAAAGGACACTCTAAAGAAAATGAGCCATTGTTTAAAAGAAGATTCATACCTGCTAAATTAGTTGACAATCCATTTCTATACGAGCAGGGAGACTATGAAGCCATGTTGTTGTCTCTACCAGAGACACAACGTAGACAACTATTGGAGGGAAGTTGGGATGTGGCAGAAGGTGCAGCGTTTGCTGAATTTGATAGGCGATTTCATACTATTGAGCCATTTCAAATTCCAGACACTTGGAGAAAATTTAGGGCGTGCGATTATGGATATTCTTCGTACTCTGCAGTCCTATGGTTCGCTGTTGACCCAGCGACTGAGCAATTATTTGTATATCGTGAAATGTACGTTACAAAATACACTGCGAAAGATTTGGCGTATGCTATCTTGGAAGCTGAAAAGGGGGATGGTCAGATTTCGTATGGTGTACTCGACAGTTCGTGTTGGCATAAAAGAGGTGATACGGGTCCTTCCTTGGCAGAACAAATGATTTCAGTAGGTTGTAGATGGAGACCTTCAGATAGAAGTAGAGGTAGTCGTATTGCAGGAAAGAACGAAATACACAGAAGGTTAAAAGTTGACGAACTTACAGAAGAAGCAGGATTAGTTATATTTAATACGTGCACTAATTTAGTAGCACAACTACCTATAATACCTTTAGATAAAACTAATTCAGAGGATATTGACACAAAAGCAGAAGACCATTTGTATGATGCTTTAAGATATGGTATAATGACAAGACCAAGGTCTAGGTCAATATTCGATTATGACCCGGCAAAGATTCCACAAACTTGGAATCCTGCAGATAAAGTATTTGGATATTAAACATGGAAGAACAAGATAAAACTATAGAAGAACTA